TGTCTTAAGTTTCCTTACTGTATTCTCAACACTTTTTTGTGCACCTTTATCCATAATCTTTGATTTATATCCATCAGGATCAGATAGCAACCATAGTGCTTCTGAAATCAAAGTATAGTTTGGTTCTACAAATTGGTATTTTTCCAACAGGTGACCTAACAAATTTGTATTCTTCCCACTTACAGAAGGATAGCTTGGTTGAACCAAACCATTATAAAGCATTGCTTGAGTTTTCTTATCAAGTTTTACTTCTCCTAAATTTCCTTCTTTAAGAGTATTATATACGTTTTCCATATACTGATGAGATGCTTGTTCTTGCTGTTGCTTTTTCATTTGCTGTTCTTCCAGCTTTTGAGCTACAACTTTTGCTTGCATCTTGTCCAATTTAGGTTTAAACTTAGAAGCTTGTTGTTCTAATTTTCCTAAATCTTTCCAGATTTCTATCTCTTCAGTAATCTCCTCATCATCCCCATATCCGGTAGCTTTTAAATAATCTCTAATAATCACTTCTTGATGTGACTCTTTTTTGATATCTAAATTCTTTTTTTCTTCACTTTGTGCAAGTGTAGAAAATAACCCTTTTAGGTCTGTCCCTCCATCAGCAACATATCTTGCTGCTACTTGGAGTTCTTGAGGTAAGCTGTCAAAGAACTGTTTGGGAGTTTCTCTTCTTACTTGATTAGCTTTTTCTTCTAAATTAGCTTGAATTAATTCTTCCCAATCCTTAGCAGAATAATCTGCTAAATCTTTATCATCATCAAAAGGAACAATTTTGTCTTCTTTAATAAGTTTGCTAAATACATCACTTATACCAGAGATTTTTTTTCTTCCTCTTTTTTCTTCTTTCTCTTCTTCTACATCATCTTCAGCATCAGCAGTAAATTCATCTAGTAAATCACTTACTTCTTCTTTAACGTCATCTGCAATTACTTTCGTTCCTGCATCAGGTGTAGTTTCTTCACTGGCATCTGCCTCTGAAGTTTCAGTTTCTTCTTTGTCTGCAAATGAAAAATCTGCTTTCTTAGAAGGACTACTAAATATTGACTTAGGTTTATCTTCGTTGTCTTCTGGTAATGTAACACTATCTGTTGCTACACCAGGATTAAACATTTCATCTATGTCAATGTCTACTTGAGCTACTTTGCTCTCAATTGTTTGGTTTTCTGCTGCCATTATATTATTGGTTTATATAATTACTATTTCTTATATATACAATATAAAAAGAATTTTCTAAATAAACTTATAAAATGCAAATGAAATATATCATTTGTTGCAGTATATAGCTATCTATATTTTTTCTTTTTGTATTTATATCAAAATCTTTTATTTTTTCTTTTTAGACTCAGATTTAAAATCATATTTGTTTTTGTTTTCACGTGCTATTTGTAATTGCTTGTCTGCTATTTCTCTTTTAGCAGAAAGCTCTTCTCTTTTAATTTGAAGTTTGCTTTGTTCAACATTATTCTTGATGCTAGCTTGTTCTCTATTAAAGTTCATTTTTTCTCTACCATCTCTTTCTTTTCTAATACCTTCCATAGAATCTTGGAAGTCACTAACTTTATTTTCATTAATGTCAGCCATAGATCCAAAACCAGCAGCTCTAATTTCTGCAGTTTCTAATCTATTCATTCTATCTTTTTCAGCTTCCATAGATTCAAACTCACGCTTAAGTCTTTGTTCTTCTGCATTAGCTTCTAATTGCTGCTGTTGCATTTGCTGTTGTTGTTGCATTTCTTGCTGTCTTTGCATTTCAGTTTTACCTTCAGCATCTTTAAGTATATCTGATACTTCAGCAATTGAATCTGCTTTTATAATATTACCAAGATCATAAATGCTTGCACCACTTGTGTTATTTTGAATAGCAAGTTGTTTTAATTGTTCAAGAACAGCTCTGTGATTTGTTTTAGTTGTTGCAAATACATTAAAGTCTCTTAACATTAAATCAGTACCGTTGATAGTAAAGTTTACTTTTTCTGCTGCAGATGACATATAGCTTAACCTAACACTAGGATTAGTACTATAATAGAACTGAGCCAAGTCAGTTCTCATTTGATGAACTCTAGGCATTAAGTGATCTGCATGCTGAGTAAAATAAATTTCAGTCTGAGCATAAGATTGATTTAATGCTTGGGTTACACCTGTTGCAGTTTCTTGACCAATAGGTGCTCCTAGTCTTTGCGCATTAATTCCAATTGCATCAAATGCTTGTTGTTTGAAATAATTTGCTAATTGTATTCTAGACATTAATCTACCTGTCTGCTCCATGTTAAGAGTTTGGTAGTGATTAAAGTTTGTAGCGTTTTCTGTATTTGTAATAGAAGTATCTAAAGGTAACATTTGGAAATCCTTCATAGCTACAAATGCTTTGCTGTAATTTCCTTTTCCCCAATCTTCTCCCATTGAATGTCTTGGTAAAGCGTTTTGGTCAAACATAATGATTGTACCTAACTCATCTACAAGAATATCAGCTATCTGATTGTTTACCATATTATACCCAATCTGATATGCTTTCATAAGATCTATTAAAGAAGTAGACCTTGTATTCCTATCAGAAAATACTCTACCTTCTACAGGTAGTTTACAACCATATAATGAAGTATCACCTTTAAATTGAAAAGGTATTCTTCCTGGCTTTTCTCTATTGATTCCTAAGTATATTGGGCTTATGTTATCTGCAACCTCAGTTTTCCAACTCATTGGAGAGTTAGGTCCTATTTTAACACCACCCCATGTTTCATTAATCCATATCCAATCTACATGTTCTCCTTGAAAAAGATTTTCTTTGGATTTATTTTTATATAATGAATTATCATAAATAGGTTTTTCAGTTACTTTAAATGTTTCATCAATAATTTCTTGAATTACTTCACCATCTTCAGTAATCTTTGTAAGGTGTCCTACTTTTCTTTGAGTTTTCCAATATGTTGTTGTACATCTCATTAAAGAAGACTCACCCCAATTAGCCATGTCTTCTCCTTCATTTAATATTGCACTTACAATATCATCTCCCATAGTACCACCATTACCTGTGTTACTTATAAATTGTCTATAAGATAAACTAGGTGATTCAGTATTCCATGAGTGAGATTTAGTTGGATCATAAAATGAACCATCATTTTGAACACCATTCAATTGATACTGTCCATTCTGAGCAGGATGGATCTCTTGTAAGGAACGCAATTGCTTTTCAGTCATCAAGTATCCATACTTATCTATAACGTCAGCTACAGTCATTAAATCAAGTTTACCAACGTAATTAGATTGAGATATATATCTTACATCTGGAGATTTGTGATAAAATGTTAGAACAGGATTCCATAGTTCTATTTCATAATCATCTTCCATCATTCTAAAATGCCAGAACTCTCTATCTGTAATAAGCATATCACGGAATGCGCGCTCTTCAAGTTCTTGCATCTTGAACCTTTCTTCATCAACATTCAATTGATGAGATGCCCATTCTTCTACCATTGATCTATAATCTTTAGAAAAGAAATCTTCAATCTCTGGTAATGTTTTTAAATTTTCTGGAGCCATTTGTTGTTGTGCTTCCTCTGATTGTGGGTCCATACCCATTTCAATCATTCTAGAAAGTAGTTGCTGTGAAGCATCTGATAACAAATTTTCTTCTACCAATGCTCTTTTTTGCTCAAGCATTTCATTATAAGAAGTATCATCTACAGCTCTGAATTGAACTTTAGAATATCTTTTAGTAAATTCTCCTGATAGTACGTTTACAACGTTAGGTATAATTGGATAAAACTTTAGTTCTAATGCTGACTCATCTTCTTTAGTTAATACATCAACTAAATCTTTGTAATCATTATCTTCTTCTACTATATAATCAGTCTTATCTATAATACCTTTTGCTAACTTGTAATTCTTTAAAAGTTTCCTGGAATTTTCTTTTAAAAAGTTCATTCCCTGTACCTCTAACCAATCAAGATTCCAAGCAGCCCAATTATCATCTTTTTTCTTTGCACCTATAAACTGTATAGGTTGGGTTAAGCTGGTGCTTCCGTTATATCCGGATTCAGCTTTAGCACCATTCTTTAGTTGCATTGCATTAAATACTTTCATACTTATCTAAAATTTTTATATGCTGATCTTTTTTTACCCTTTTGACCACCGTGTACAGTTTTTCCTCTTCCAATATTCCTAAACGGACTATACTTTAATTTATGCAAATTTTTTGACTTATCCAAAGAATTTGCGTCATCAGATTCAGTTCTTTTCAAATAACCTCTATTTGACTCCTGTATACGGACAAAAGCTACTAACGCTGAAAAGGCAACAAGCCTATCTACGTTGAGCCCTGGGTAAAAAGCTAGCATTTCTTTAATTAACATTGGATCTGGTATTCTTGTTATTCCAAGAGTTGTATTTATTACATTACCTTCAGCATCAGTTTCTTGATCAATTTCTTCTCTTAAAAATTCAATAGCATAAGAAATAAGATGTTGCTTAAATAATGTCCCTGTGTTTTTCCAACCGTATTCTTGATATACAGTCTTGTTAGATCCCAGATCTTTTAAGAATAATATTTGTGCTTTTGGTACAAGATATTTTTGCTTTCTTTTGGCAATCATATGTTGTATAAATAGAGATATATTATTCTCTACAATAGTCCAAGCATTAAACCATATTATTATTTTTTCTAACTGATCATGTGTTTTATTAATATCATCATATCTACCACACCATGCAGCTACTAATTTTGCGTTTTCTATAAAAACTTCTAATCCATTAGGTCCTTCACGTTTTATTTCTACAGCATTCTTATATACAAAAATACTACAGAGGGAATCAGATGTGGTTGTTTTACCTTCTGATACAGGATCAATAGAAGCATAGTATGCTCCAAACTCTGGATTAGGTACTGGTCTTTCCCATACAACAAGACATCCTGTTTTGTCTTGCATTTTTTTATCTACAGGAAATTTGTTAATGGGTAATTTATTAGAACGT